CCTGGTGCATTCCGAAAAGCATCGGCAGGCTGCGATCGAGATCAACGACCGGCTGAAGCTGGGCCTGAAGTTCGACGGTGAGGGGCGTGTTGACAACCCGGTGGAGGTGCTCCAGCACTGGTTGCACTACCTGCTCAACGGCGGGGCGATGGAGGAGGCCGCTCAGCTGCTTTGGACCGACACCCAATTCACGCCGGAGCCGCAATACACCAAGGATCTTTGGGACGTCTTCGAGAACAGCTCGACGGCCCTCATCATGGGTGGCGCCTCGTGCTCGAAGAGCTTCGCGGTCGGCGTTCGGCTCTTCCTGGAATGGATCCGCGACCCGAAGCACACCTCAATCAAGGTGATCGGCCCGAGTGAAGCCCACCTCGAAGCGAATCTTTTCTCGCACATCGTCCGGCTGCACAACACCGCATCGCTGCCCATGCCCGGGGAGATCGGCGAGCTCTTCATCGGGCTCGATCGACGCGATCAATCCAGCGCCATCGTGGGTGTCGTGATCCCAGTGGGCAAGGTCAAGAAAGCCGGCCGGCTGCAGGGAACCAAGCGCGTCAACCGGAAAAAGCCGCACCCCATTTTCGGCAGGCAGACCCGGCTCTTCATCTTCATCGACGAAATCGAGAACGTCCCGGCTGGCCTCTGGTCGGACATCGACAACGTGCTCTCGAACTTCGACGGCAATGTTGGCGGTTTGAAAGTCTTTGGCGCCTACAACCCCAGCGACATCACTGATGAAGTCGCCAAGCGCGCCGAGCCGGAGTTTGGCTGGGAAAATTTCAACGTCGAAGAGCACTACCGGTGGACCTCGAAGCGCGGGTGGACCGTGCTGCGACTGGATCCCGAGAAGTGCGAGAACGTCGTCCAGGGGAAAATCGTCTACCCAGGTTTGCAGACCCGTGAAGGGTTGAACCGCATCGCGTTGAACTCCGGCGGCCGGCAGAGCTCTGGCTACTACACCATGGGACGCGGAGCCTACCCGCCCCAGGGCGTGGCTATTTCGGCGGTCCCGGCAGGCCTTTTCAACCGATCCAAAGGTGACTTCATCTGGTATGATGATCCAGTGCACGCCGCCGGCGCCGACTTGGCGCTCGAAGGTGGTGCGGGCTGCGTGCTCACGCTCGGGCGATTCGGCAAAGCCACCGGCATGAAGCTGCCTCCGACGATTGACCACCCACAGGGCAGGACGGTAATGTTCCGTAACAAGGCTGGCCGGGTGATCCCGCGCTGGGCGCTTCAGGTGGATCAGCAGTTCCTGGTTCCCCGAGGTGATACCGTCGCAACGTCTGAACGCCTGATCGAGATCCTGAAGAAGGCCGGGGTGCGCCCCGAGCTCTTCGCCTGCGACCGCACAGGCCACGGCGCTGGCATCGCGGACCTCATCAAGCACAACTGGCGATCGACGATCAAGGACTTGAATTACTCGGAGTCGCCGAGTGCCGGCAAGATCATGATCGAGGACACGCAGACCTGCGCTGAGCAGTTCGACCGCGTGCATACCGAGCTATGGGTAGCCATGCGCTCCTTCATGGAGTTTTCGTATCTGCTGCTCGCCCCGGGCCTCGACTATTCCGCGCTGACTCAGCAGGTGACACAGCGCCGGCTCACGACCGCGGGCAAAAAGTCGCGGATCGAGTCGAAGAAGGATTACGTCTCACGCGGGTTCAAATCGCCCGACGAGGCAGACTCGCTGACGCTTTTCGTGCACGCTGTCCGCGCCGGTTCTGGCTCTTCGTTCAGCATGACGATGGAGCGTGGCGCCGACGACGATTTCTCCGTTCCGGAGCAAAGCTGGCAGGGAGACTACAATGATTTTCAGAACGGCGTGCGGTTGGACCCGACGGCCACGACTGATTACCTGCGCGATCGACTGGATATGTGATCATGAAAAAGATCAACCTCAACCTCTTTCCGAAAACGGGCTTCAAGTTCAAGGAGGCCGATGGCACCGTCATCATGGCGCAATCGTGGGCGGCCGTGATCAACCGCGTTCGCGTCTACCGCGCCCGCAACGGGATTCCACCGGGGGATCCTGAGCGCGAGGTCCAAGAGCAAGCATGCGCGGAGAACAGTGTTCTGTGCTCCGATGCTCACCCCGAGGGCGAAATCGCCCGGCAGACCCAGCTGAAGGTGACCACACTCAAGGGGCGGGTGCTGCAGTGGTTCAACGCACTGCGCCGTAATGGTGAGCAACCTCCTCTCGTTGAAGGGGATGTCTACAAGCAGCGGGTGGAGATTTGCGCTGCGTGCCCGCAGAAGACTGCGCTCCCCGAGGGGTGCGCCAGCTGTCGTAAGGCCTTGGACGAGATGAAGAAACACCTGCTCGGTAACCGCCATCGGGACGCCCGGGTGGAGTATCACGGGTGCAACGTCCTGGGCGCCGACATCACGACCCAGGCGTGGATGGATCTCGTGACCACCGACAAGCCGGGCCTCCCGGACAACTGCTGGCGAAAGCGCGCGAACCCATGAAGATCACCTGGAAGACCCCTTTTTATGCCCTCCGGGCGTTTTTCATCGCCTGCTGGTGGAGGATCCGCGGGTTTCAGTCACTGGCTCCCGGAGACGTTACCGAGTCCCGTCTGGAGGAATGCGAAGCGTGCGAGGAGCTCCTGGTTACCCGGCAGTGCAACGTGTGCACCTGCTACGTCGATGCGAAAACAGCGCTGGCCTCTGAGCGATGCCCCAAAGGCAGGTGGGAAAGATTCGCTTTGCCAAAGCGGTGAGCGCCTCACACTATTAGACTGAGTGCCTGATTACCTGAGCAACTACCGAGGGGACCCGGATCCCACTGGCGGAATCGTCCAGTCCCCGGATCTGAATAAGCGCGCCGAGCCTACCCAGCGTTCTATCCGGGACGCGGACATGGCTCGCGACGTCACCAACCGAATCATCCAGGCCGGCCGAAATCGGTCGATCGTCAACTCCCGAATCTTTGCCAAGTTCAACGCTGAGCGTCCGTATGACTCGCAGAAACTCGAAAATGAAGGGCTGGGTTGGAAGCAGAATTTCACGACTAAGCCGCTGGGTTCGATGGTGGAGAAAGTGGCTCCTCGACTTGTTCAAGCCGTTGAGTCCGTAAAATATCTCACCAACTCGAAGCTCTCCGACAAATGGGAAAACTCCGCGGAGAAGACCGAGCGCTTCCGCGAAGCAGTGACGAAAACCATCCGCACTCACCGTGGGTGGGACACGCTGCTCGAAGACATCGCCTTCAATGACGCGATGTTTGGATACACCGCGGTGGCCTGTCTCGACACCACCGGCTGGTTCCCCGATCACTTTCAGCAGGATCAGTTTTTCCTCCCCGACGGCACCAAGCAATCTCCTCGACTCTGTCAGGTTGCTATCTTCAAGGAAGTGCTGCTCCCGCACGAGCTCTACGCGCGCATCAAGGACCGCGAAGCCGCCACCGCTGTCGGCTACAATCTGGAGAACGCCATCAAGGTGATCAACACCGCGATGCCGGAACAGATTCGCGACCGGCTTAACTTGGGTGGCACCCTGGAGTTCTGGTATCAGAACGCCATCCGCGAGCTGACCATCGGCGCCACCTACATGGCCGGCGCCAATGTGGTGACCGTGTATCACCTGCTCGCCGCCGAAGTGACCGGCAAGGTTTCGCACTACCAGCTGGCCGGAGAAGGTCTCCAGGAGATTTTCGTCAAGGAAGACCAGTTCGAATCGATGGAGGACGTCGCCTGCTTCTTCTCCTATCAGAAGGGCAACGGAACCATGCACGGCTCGAAGGGCATCGGCCGCGAGCTCTATGAGCTGGCCGGCATGATTGACCGCACGCGCAACGAGGTGGTCGACCGCGCCATCCTCTCAGGCAAGCAGTTGGTCCAGGGTGACGTCAAGCGGCTGCACACTTTCAAGATGTCGATCGTCGGCATGACCTGCATCATCCCCAACGGATGGGAAGTGCTGGACAAGAAGATCGACGGTAACCCCGAGCCTTTCCTCAAGCTCGACGCCTACTTTTCTTCGCTCGCCGATCAGCTGATCGGCAATGTCTCGCCCCCATCTCAAGTGCTCGGCAGCGAAGCCATGCGGTCTCCCGCAGCCTGGAATCTGCTCGCGGCTCGTGATGAGGAGGCGAAGGACGTCCGGATCTCTCGCTTCGTCAAGCAGGTCACCAACATGGTCCAGCTCATGCAGAAGCGGATGTGCTCAAAGGATTGTGATGATCCGGCGGCCGTCGAGATGCAGAAAGAGCTGGAGAAATACATGACCCGCGAGGAGCTCGACGAACTGGCCGCATGCCCGGTTGTCGAGACGGTCCAGGATCTCACGCCGCTGGAGCGGCAGATGATCGTGGCCATCGCCTCCGAGAAAAAAGGCAATCCGCTTTACAACCAGCGCGCGCTTGAAGTCGAAGACCTCACCGCCCGCGCCTCTGCCGATTTTGCCGATCGCGTGCTCTTGCCCGCGAACGACCCCACCGAAGCCGCCGAGCAGACCCGGCAACAGCAGCTCGAACTGGTGCTCCTCGGGCAGGGCCAAGCGGTGCCGGTATCACCGCGAGACAACCATCTCATCCATCTGTCGGTGCTCATGCCGTTGGCGCAATCGCTCGCTCAATCGATTGACGCAGGTCAAGCCGACACCGCGCAACTCGAAATCCTTGGCGCGCACCTCATAGACCACTACGCGGCGGCCAAGAACCAGGGAGCACCCAAAGAGGCTCTGGCAGAAGTGAAGCCGCTAGTGGACAATTTTCAGAAGGTCATCGCTCAGATGAAGCAGCTCGATGCCCAGGCGGGAGACCTTCAGAGCCAAACCCAGCAACTCCACGCAGAATCAGACGCAGAAGCAACAGGCCTCCCCCCGGGCCTATAACCCAACGCAACCATGAGTCAAGAGACGAGTGTCGTCGGCTGGACGCCTGACGACGTAGCAAATTGGCGATCTTTCCTGCTCACTCCGACAGGGAAGAAGCTCCTCCCCCGCGCGGCCGAGACCGCGCCGATCCTGCTCGAAGCTGGCGACACCAATGCGGTTTTGATCCGCAACGGTCAGCTCATCGGCTTTCAGAGAGCACTGCAGACCATGCAGGATCTCGCGTATCCGGCGGATTATGACGATCCGGCGCCGAGTAACTACCCCGATCTTCTGGACGACAATCAGTGGAATGACGGCCAGAAACTGGAAAAAAAGTAACCCCCCGAAAATATGGCCGAAGACGCAACCATCGAGGTCACAAAGACCCTGCACCCTGGCGACAGCACCGCGTTCCCGGATACCACCGCGAACAACGATGATGTGAAGCGCAAGCTGGAAAATCAAGACCAGCTGGCGAACCCCAACACCAACCCCGGAGACATCCAGGCTGCTGGCGATGCTTTGGATGATCTGCTCAAGCAGACCAACACGACTCCGGAGCCCCCGAATGAGCCGGCCACGCCCCCACCGACGCCGACCCCCGAT